TCGATGAACTCACGAAGGGCGATCTCGTGCTGATCCTCGCGGAATCTAACCCGAAGAGGCCCAAACGGCTCAATCCCACGTTGTACCGCAAGGTTCTCACCCACAACAATCGTGTGGGATGGATTCACTTGGATAACTGTTCCGAGGTGTGACATACTTAATCCCATGAAGATTCGCCTATCTGAATTAAGAAGAATTATCCGTGAGGCCCTGGTTGAACAGGGATGGGTTCCTGGGCGCTGGTACCCAGGCACCGGTGAGCCCGTTACCGATGATGAAGTGGAAACGATGGGCCGCGCTGGGATGGGCCTCGATGAGGAAGAGTTGGAAGAGGCCGAGTTCGATGAAGATTCGCATTGCTGAACTTCGTAAGTTGATCCGCAAGGTGATCGCAGAAGGTCCATCCGGTCCTGGCATCACCGCAGATCCCACGGATGTGAAGGGTTTCTATCCCTACGAGGTAGAGCGAGGCACCGATATTTTTGGCTATTGGTACAAATCACCCGGGGACAAGGGCAGCAATGATCCCATGCGCCCTGAAGATGCCGAGGAGTACATCGGTTTCAAGACGAAGGGTGCCAAGCCCGAGGATGCTGCCGCGGAGGCTGCTCCACCCGAAGAAACGAGTGAGACGTCTTAAGTGTAAAGTTAATTCCCTGTGGTATAAGGTCTTATCATGGTCAACACGAAGGAAATCTCGAGGATGAAGAAGACCATCTGGTCCGTCCTGACATCACCTCGCACCGTTTCATTCCTCAAGCTCGGGGCCGCAGTGATCGGTGTGATCCACGCGATCGATGAGCTTCGTGAGACTCCTGGTGTGAAGAAACAAATTGGTTTTCATCTCGATGAAGAGAGTTGAACAAATCAAAAACTTGGTGTAAAGTAATACAAATTCCGACTTAGCTCAACTAGGCAGAGCGATTCGCTGTTAACGAATGGGTTTCTGGTTCGATTCCAGAAGTCGGAGCAAAGGTAAACCATGCCACGTGTGAACAATGTAGACACAAAAGCCGAAACGCCTCTTCCTGAACTTCAAAAGGCAATTGCTAACCTGAAACCAGGCGAAAAGGTGCAGTGTCCGAATTCAAAGTCGGAGATTCTAAAGATTCAGGAGAACATCACGCGGAGGCGAGCGGATATTCCCGGTGCTGACTCACATCTCGAGTACATCGAGGCGATGATCATCGCAGAGGCTGAAGGTAAATTAGAATTTAGGAAGTAGAGATACTTCAACTTGGAAGTTTGGCCGAGTGGTTTAAGGCGTCAGTCTTGAAAACTGAAGTGGTTAATAGCCACCGCGGGTTCGAATCCCGCAGCTTCCTCTCCAGGACATGAAAACCTGGACATGCACGCCTCATGTTATTTAACGAAGGTGAAAGCGATCAGGCGGATCAGGTCGTGAGTAACCACCATGGAACTGTAACTCAGTTGGTAGAGTACCGGACTTTTAATCCGTGCTGTCGTGGGTTCGACCCCCACCGGTTCCACTTATTATAATAGAGCCATGCCAACTTACGATTACAAGTGTCTAGTTTGCGATCACGACTTTGAGACGATCCAGTCCATCAACGATGATCCTCATACTTCCTGCCCCCAGTGTAAGGTTGAATGCTACAACCGCCTCATCTCAGGAGGTACTGCATTCGTCCTGAAGGGAGGCGGTTGGGCCGCTGACAATTACGGGTCTTCTAAGAAGGGTTAGACCTTCTTGAGCTCGTCGAGGAGAGCCTGCGGTGCACCTTTGGAGAGGTCACCAACCTTGATGTTCTTTTGACCTGCGAAAGTCGTGAGACCCTTGCTTGTACCAGGACCCCAAACGCCGTCGACGTTGCTCGTGTAGAGGCCAAGCTTCTTGAGCTTCGTCTGTGCGTCCGAGAGAGAGGCCTTGGTCCAGGGAACACCGAGCGCTGCCATGGTGGCCTGCATCTCAGGAGACCAGACCGGTGAGACTCCGCTGCCGAGTAGGAAGAGTTCTCCCTCGGCCTTGCGCCTGCTATAGAGACCTGGGACGATCTCCTTCTTGCCGTTGATCGTGGCCTTGCACCAGTCGAGGAGCCTCTCAGGAACACCTGCGAAGTTACCTGCATTGGTCTCACGGGCCACACCGGAGTTCGAGTAAACGCCAACACCGCAGTTGAAACCGAACGAGACGAGTGCATCGAACATGTTTTGAGTGAGCTGAACCTTGATGTTCTTTTTGATCGAGTCCTCACACTTCTTCACCTCTTCACGGAGGAGGTCATAGGCCTTCTCCTTCGTGATGGCAACACCGTCTGGAAAGTTGTCTGTCGGCTTGATGAGGTAACCGATTCCGATGGTGCGGAGACCGGCAACGTCCTTGTAAGGTGTGAGAACGCAGCCTTCCCACTTTTCGATGAACTGGAGACCATTCATTGATGTAACGAGATTATTGTTGATGCTCATGGTCACTAAATATCGCACACGAAAATTTTTGTTGTACACGACGACCGATCAGTGTAAATTCACTTTGTTGTTTGGAATTTGCCAATCAACTTTGTCTTTCAACCTGTCAACCTGTCAACCAGTGTAAAGGACTCTTCAGAATGGTTATACTGAGAGCACCAACATGGCTTCCGACAAAAAGATGTTAGCAGAGGCAGCTTCCGCTGCGATCAGGAGCAAGGACATTCGTACTTTCCTCCTCGGTGCGGTGGGCCTGCGTGCCGATGGCGTATTTGTTTCCTCGAGGAACATTCCGGCGCCTGAGGCCACCTTCGAACGGAACCACCACGCTGAGACTCGCCTCGCGAGAAAGTTGACTCCGGGATCCACTGTTTGGGTGGCACGTGTGGCACGCCGGGATGGTTCCTGGGCGATGGCGAAACCGTGCAGAGGTTGCGAACGGAGGCTTCGGATCGCGGGTGTTTCTCGCATCGTTTACACGATCGGACCGAACGAGTGGGGTGTGATCTCGTGCGAGTCCTGATCCTCGATGATGAACTGGAACGTCACGCGGAGTTCGATGCGATCTACGTGGGACACGAGGTCACTCACACGGTGTCCTACACACAGTTCATCAAGGAACTCATCGGTGGTTCCCCGTGGGATCTCATCCACCTCGACCACGACCTGGGCCACGGTGATTCCTACCTGGATGGATGGGGGAACTCGCAGTTCTACACGGGTCAACACGCCGCTCAACGTGTCTGCGATCTTAAGGAGGAGGAACTTCCAAGTGAAGTAATCGTCCACAGCATGAATCCCTTAGGATCGCAGAACATCCTCTTTAATTTGCGCGCTCGACGCATCCCATCGAGCTGGCGACCTTACAGCACATTAATGAGGAAGTGAGGAACAACATGTCAGTGCAATCTAATGAATCTCGTGATAAGATGTCCAAGACACACCTACTTCTGGGTGTTCTCGGAGTGGCAGCAGCAATCGCAGTAGTATACGCAGTAGTCAAGTCCAACAACAAATACAACAAGTGAGTCAACATCAAATGAAGAAGCAGAACGTCATCTCGAAGAGCCAGTCGAAGTCCACTTACCGCGGCAGCGTCAACCAACCTGAAGTGTATAACATGGACGCTTTGTCTTACGCATCGGACGAAGAGCTCGAGAGACTTCACAATCATCTTCAAGACGAACGTGAAAAGGCCTCGCGCATGACTGATTTCCTCGTATCGTGGGAAACGGAGATCTGTTACGTCCAGCGCGAGATCAAGATCCGCAACAGCAGGAGAGTTGCACACGAAAAGTACGTCCGCAACAATCCAGACTATTACTACGAAAACTCCACCTCTGAAGACTACGATCAGTCCTCCAACTGATCTACAGAGAAAAAAGAATGAACCTCGCTAAAAAGCAGACTTCTGCAGTCGCACCAAACGGTGGCACCATCAGTGCCTATCTCAACGACTTGAAGTCGTACCCACAGCTCAAGCACCCAGAAGTCGTGAGTCTTTTCCAGACTTACGAGACTGGTGGGGTCGCCGGCGAACGAGCGAGGAAGAAGCTGATCGAAAGCAACCTTCGTCTCGTCATATCCATCGCGAAGAAGCAGAAGGGCCACAACATTCCCCTCGAGGACCTCATCCAAGAGGGGAACCTCGGCCTCCTCAAGGCGATCGAGCGCTTCGATTACAAGAAGGGATTTCGGTTCTCCACCTACGCAACGTGGTGGATCAAGCAGGCGATCTCCCAACACGTCCTGAAGCGCAAGCGCATGATCAGGCTTCCTGCACATGCGGCGGGAATTCAGCGTAAATTGATGCAAGCGTCCGAAGAGTTCAAGGAAATGATGGGATTCGATCCATCACAAGAAGACTTGATGGCGCTCGTCGATGCCTCAGAAACTGTTGTAAAAGCCACAATGGCAAGTGGAAACAGCGTAGTTTCACTCAGTCAGACAATCTCTTCCGATCCTGACTCGGGAACGCTTGAAGACAAGATTGAAGACAGCGACAGTAGAAACGATCCCTTCTACAACGTTTCTTCGCGTGAACTTATGGACATCGTAAGAAACGTTCTGTCAACTCTTACTGAAAAAGAATCTGCAATACTACGTTTGCGGTTTGGTCTGTTTGACGAAGCCGCATTGACTGAAGAAGACTACAGTATTACAGAGGAAGAGCAGCAGCAATTGATGAAAGGTGTTCCTCTGAAATGACCTTCGGTCACTTCTTACTTGCATTGTGTGCTGTTGCATCAACATTATCAATGTCATTTAGTCTAATGACATTGATGGCTTGCAAAAGACTTTCAGGCGAATTAGAACGTCATGTTCGAAAAATGAATGAAAGTGGCAACTTCACAGAACAAGATTTGAATACACGACTTGATCAACTACAGAGAATGAGATTCTCACCGCTTAATTTGAGACAAAGATGAAAAAGCAAAAAAGCGCAGTGTATGCGACGGTGACGAACGACGATGGCGTCAACTATCGTGAAATCGCGGACATGATGACGGAGATTGGTTTCAAGATGAACCATTCATCGGCGCGAAACTACGTACTTAGAGTAATGCGAAAGTTCGCAGATGCTATAATTGACAGCTGGGGTTTAGATGTACCAGAACATAATCTCGAAAAGATTGTAAAATCTCAGAAATTTCAGCAGGCAATCAGTGAAATACTTCAAGGTATCGAAGTCTGACTGATAAACCGAGAGAGCATGACATGAGACTCAATAAAAAAAGCATATCGAAGGTTTCGCTGTTGGACCTTCTGAGGAGGAAACACTCCAATCTCGAAAAGTTCATCAATGAAAATGGAATTGTTACTTACGACCGTTTGGTTTCGAGATGCGCATCTATCGGTGTTGTTCCTCCTTCCGAAGATCAATTTAACGACTCGATGGGGAACCCAAAAGTGCATCAGTTCTCTTCGCCTACTGAGGGAATAGTTGTACTCAATCCGATCGCCGAAGACAACCAGAATATCTCGGAATTGACAGACCAAGAACAGGACGCTGAGGTTTTAGAGAATACTTTAGCAGCAAAGAAGCGCAAGAGAAAGTCTTCTTCAGACGATCAGGCCTGACTCCATTCGTTTAAACAATTCCCCGTCTTGTGTATAGTTAGTGCACTCCTGGAGACAAATGTGATCTCTCAAAAATCGCAGATGATCCTAGGAGCTCACAAGGAGAAATGTAGGTAATGACTAATTTAGCTATCGCACTGATGCTTGCACTGCAGACAGCTTTGCCAGGTGTCAGCCAAGATCGGCTCAGAGTTGTGTCAGAGGACATGGTCTCGGTCGTAAATAATGAATATGCAGCAGGCCGCATCAAGGGTGCTCTTCCTCAGGAAAAAGCGCTGCCCATGCTTGCTGCAGTAGCCGTCGGAGAATCAGCCTTGCGCAAGGACATAGAGTCCTGCAAGGTCGCAGGTGACGGTGGGAAATCTGTGGGTCTCGGTCAGGTGATGAGAGGACCTAACTGGCAAGGGTTCTCTCGCAAAGAGATCTGTGGTAACAGAAAGCTGCAGCTTCGTTTAGCACTTCACGTTTTGGATGCGTGCTGGACGCGCTCCCCGGAAGCTTCTTCCACGTTCAAGTGCTACACCTCGGGAAATCCCAACAAGGAATCTTACGCAGCGCGTCATGAACATTGGACTTATAAGAGGGTCCACAAGAATGTTAATACGAGCATTGCGAGCCAGAAGATACAGACCTGTTGCATGCAGAGCTTGTCTTCATTCTACGTTCGTGAGAGAAATACTTGCGAACTCTGAGACCCACCTCAGTGTAAACTGAACCAAAATTAGGATACGGTTGTAATCATGATGAAGCATATCACGTTTCTTTTGGTCACGGCCGTATCCGTTCAAGTTTCTGCAGGTACAGCATCCTGCGGTTTCATCAACGATCATGACGAGAGAATGATGTGCATGGCGTCTTCCACGAGGAACTCTTCGTACTGTTCCTTCATCAAGAAGGAAGACTTGCGGATCCGGTGCTTCGCATCTCTGGGGAAGTGAAATGTTGGCACAAGAAACTGACACAAAGAAGATCATCTCTCGGCTTGTCTTGCAGAAGCTGCTGCAGCATGAGGTCTGCAAGTTCCTCGACAAGAAGAAGTACGAGGATCTTGGAAAAATTTTCCTCTCGGGAGAACCCGACAAGGACCTGAGGCTCGACTTCATCATCACGAAGACGAACGTTGGGGATCGTTACTACCAAGCGATCGCAGATCTCCAGCTGCGGTGGATCACCGATGACGTCGAGAGGATGGATTCAGATGGAAACGTCTGGAAGACCTACGAGTTTCGCTTGGCAACCGGAATCAGTTCGCGCTGGAACATGAAGGTTGAAGAAATCGTTGAGCGTGCAGAGTGCATGGCAGCACTTGCCTCTCTCGTCACCGAGCTCGACGCTCTGATCGGCAAGCAGATGCAGATCCAGACTCTCACGAACGAGCAGCGTCTCCAACGAGAGGATCAAATCCGTCACAACAAGATCTGCGAACAAGTCTCACAGATTATTCGGTGGAGAAATCCCGAATTCAGTCGCGGCCTGAGGTCAGGCGGCAAACCTCGCGTGGTTTCTCGTGAACCTTTCGCGGCGGCCAAAGTTCCTGCAGGAAAGTACGAGATCGAAATTAACGAAGGAAGTAAACGGTCTCCACGGGTGAGGAAGTTCTTCATCTTTGTCCCTGAGAACCCCGAGCATCTTGTCTCTGTCAAGAGGATCGCATAAGATCTCTTCGCTGTGCAAAGTTCAACACTGAGAGTGTATACTGAAGACCATGGAATCCGTCATCGACATCCTCGAAGCCCTGGAATCTGACAACTCCCGCCTCTTCAAGGAGGAAGTCCTCCGCAAGAGTCGTAGCAACGATCTCCTCAAGCGTGTGTTCGTTGCAGCAGGCGATCCCTACACCAACTTCTTCGTGAACAAGTTCAAGATGCCTCCCCCGTGTGGGGTCGGAGACGACGATGAAATCCTTGAAAACTTCCTCGATGAGATCTACGAGAATCTCTCCACTCGTGCGGTGACCGGCAATGCCGCCAAGGACCTCGTGGTCCGCCTCTTCACCGACATGACCGGTCCGCAGCAGAAGTGGAGCCTCCGCATCCTCCTTCGCAATCTTCGAGTCGGTGCATCGGAGTCCCTAGTGGAGAAGACTTGGCCCGGTGCGATCGCCAAGTTCTCCGTTCAGCTCGCGGAATCCCTCGAGTCACACCACGAGACGGGCAAGGGCATCGTGATCGCAGAACCCGTCGAATATCCGGTCCGTGTGGAACCCAAACTCGACGGTCTCCGATGCATCGCCATCAAGAAGGACGGCGTGGTCACCATGTTCACCCGCAGTGGTTCTCCCATCGAGACTCTTCCTACTATTAAGGCTGCCCTCGAGGCCGCCTCGTGGGACAACTTCGTTCTCGACGGCGAGGCGATGGGCCGCGACTGGAATGAGTCCGCATCGGTGGTCATGTCCCACAAGACCGCGAAGGACGATTCCGGCATGGTGTACAACGTGTTCGATGCGATGGTCTTCGATGATTGGAAGGATCAGGCAAACGATGCCGATCTCCTCTCCCGTGTCGATCTCGTCAAGGAACTCGTGGAAGAGGTCGGTTCTGACCACGTGGTCCACGTTGGTGGCATCACTGCGAAGGACCAGGATCAACTCCTCAAGTTCTACGGCAAGTGCATCGAGAGCGGTTACGAGGGCATCATGGTGAAGAAACTCGCCTCCCCGTACATCTTCAAGCGCTCCGATTCCGTTCTCAAGCTGAAGCCGGTCACCACGTACGAAGGCGTGATCGTGGGTCACTACGAGGGCAATCGTGGTTCCAAGCGCGAAGGCCTGTGGGGCGGTTTCCAGGTGGTGATGCCCAACGGTGTGGTCACGAAGGTGGGCGGTGGTTACAACGACAAGATTCGTGCGGAGATTTCCATCGATCCTGACTCGTGGATTGGTAAGATTATTGAGATCGAGGGTCAACCTGACCCCCTCACGGCGGATGGCCTCACCGCCGATGGCCGCATCAGATTTCCTGTGTTTGTTAGGGTTCGTGATTCCCGTGATGTGGATCCCAAGGTGATCGCGGCGGGGGAGGCGTACCGTGCCTCGAACTGAGGATGATTTCAAAGATTCTGGGCATCTCCATCGGCTCCTCATGAAGCCCGAGAACGAACCTGCGAGGCGGGCATATGCTCGGGTGTACAGGGCCCTGATGGCTTGTGAATCCGCTCTCGATCGCATCAGCAGGCGGGATGTGTACGGTTCCCTGCAGGAAGAGATCGATGAGATGCGGAGGATGGCCCGTGAGGGGCAGGAGCTCGCGCGGGAAGCACAGATGTTACAAGAGGAGAAGGATTGATGATGTTGAAGAATTTTCTCGTGTTCTCTACTTTCCTGTGCCTCGGTGGTATGGTTTTCGCCGCGGGTTCCGAACCTGATTATCAGGCGCTGAGGGCGAAGAGTTGCCCCGAGGGCACCGTGCGGGTGAAAGGTAATGCACTTCCTGCAGGATCAGACATGATTGAGATCCTCCAGGATGCCACCTGCGATGAGTGGATCTCCACCCAGTTCCCCGCCAGGTGTGCCAGATTTAATCGAGAGAAATGGGCCAAGGTTACTGACGGTCTAAAAAACAAACGCCATCAGATGGACTTCTGCATGGACACGTATGAATTCCCGAACGAGGTGGGTGCCACGCCCGTGGTGTTCATCGATTGGTACTCCGCGAAGAAGACTTGCGAACACGCCGGGAAGCGCCTGTGCACCGAGGAGGAGTGGACCTTCGCATGCGAAGGCGAGGAAGGTCTTCCGTATCCGTACGGATACGATCGCGATGCGAACACATGCAACATCGATCACAAGTGGATCAATCCGGATGTTGAGGCACTTCAGAACCCTTCAAAGCGAGGCGAGGAACTACTGCGATTGTGGCAAGGAGTTCCCAGTGGATCCATGGAAAAGTGTGTGAGTCCGTTCGGTGTCCACGACATGACAGGCAACGTTGACGAGTGGACGAGTTCCACGAGGAAGTCTGGGTATCGGTCGATCCTGAAGGGCGGATACTGGTCCGTGGTTCGCACTCGGTGCAGGCCTTCCACGAGGATCCACAATGAATCTTTCGCGTTCTACCAGCAAGGTTTCCGTTGTTGCACGGATGTCAGGTAGTTGGAATTCTCCTGAATATTCTGTCGTCATTTGGGTGCAAAGTTTCGCCTCACCGGAGTATAGTGTTTCTATGATCGAACAAACCGAAAACGAGACCGTCACGGACTTCAACCTTGACCGGCACCTGATCAGCTTCCTGCAGGACTCTCCGTTCTTTGCGGAACTGAGCCGCCACATCCACAAGGTCCCCACGAAGTCCCTCCCGACCGCGGCCGTGGCGTTCAATGAGAAGACCGACGAGATCACGCTCCTCTGGAACCCTGACTTCTTCTCGAAGTTGTCCCAGTGGGAGGTCCGAGGCGTTCTCACCCACGAGTACTACCACCTCGTGTTCGGTCACCTCTACGGCCGTCGGCGCACTCCTCCGCATCTGTGGAACATCGCGACGGACTGTGCGATCAACTCCATCATCATGGACACGGCGAAGCACGGCAACGGTGGGCGGCTCAACGGAGATCGTCCTCTTCCCGAGTTCTGCATCATCCCCGGCAAGTTTCCGAAGCACCCGGAGGGCCGTGAATACACGAAGGACGAGCAGCAGGCCATGAAGCTCGCGAAGGTGATCGAGAAGCTTCCGCCGATGAAGGCTTCTGAATGGTACTTTGAGAAGATCAAGGAGGAGTCCGACAAGGACAAGGAGGCCGGTGGTGAAGGCTTTGACGGCGAAGGTGACGGTGAAGAGTACGTGATCGGCTCCATGGACGATCACGGCAAGTGGCAGGAACTTCCTGAGGAACAGCGGGAGTACGTCCAAGGTAAGGTGAAGGCAATGGTCGAGAAGGCCACGAAGCATGCCGACTCTCAGGCTAATGGCTGGGGTAATATTCCTGTCGATCTTGTGGATCAAATTCGAAAGTCGGTGAGCAACGTCATCAACTGGCGAAACGTTCTTCGTCAGTTCGTAGGCACAATCACTCGTGGTGGACGTTCCACTTCGATCAAGCGGATCAACTCCCGCTATCCGTACATCCACCCGGGTGTGAAGCGCGGTTACACTGCGAAGCTCCTCATCGCCATCGACCAGTCGGGTTCCGTCTCCAACGAGATGCTCACGGAGTTCTTCTCCGAGCTCTCGTCGCTCACGAAGAAGGTGTCCATCGACATCCTTCCCTTCGACACGGAGGCCTACGAGAAGGACCTGTACGAGTGGCGCCGCGGCACCAATCATCCCGCGAAGCGCGTGCGCGGCGGAGGTACTGACTTCAATGCTCCGACTAAGTTTGCCAACAATCCCAAGAATCGTGGACGGTGGGATGGTCTCCTCATCATGACCGACGGCGAGTGCAGCGCTCCGGCCCCCAGCCGAATCAAACGCGGATACGTCATCGGCAAGGGACACAAACTTTACTTCGACACGACCGACCTCGTCATCAAGATGGACGACGTCACTTCCACGGAAGGAGCGTGGAGATGATCAATCAGCCTCTCACCCTCAACACACGACCGACTGCAGTGATGATCACCTGCCCTACGGGTGGATCGATTCACACAGACACAGTCAAGTCTCTACTGATGCTTCAGGCCGACCTCCAGCGGAGGGGCTTGAGGCATCATTTCAATTTCTCCAAGAGTTCATTCCTACCTCACGGGCGAGCCCAGGTGTGCGGTGCTTCATTGGATCGAGGTGAGTACCAACAACCTTACGCCACAAAGGAGATCACCCACATCTTCATGGTGGACAGTGATATTGTGTTCACACCTGAAGATTTCTGGAAGTTGTGGAATCACAACGTTCCAGTGGTGGCAGGAGCCTACTGTTATTCCACCGAGGCACTCTCTCGTGAGGAGGACAAGAGGATCGTGGCAGGCACTTGGGATATAGAGTTCTTCAAGAAGCACTACACGTTTCCTGCCTATACCCTCGGGCAGGCACGGGCTCTAGCCAAACCTCTCCTCGAGGTGGACTGGTTGGGCCTCGGATTCGCCCTGGTGAAGACAGAAGTATTCGCGAGGATGTAGGTTGGTGTCGAAAAGTGAAGACAGCAGGATACAAGATCATGCTCGATCCTGCTGTCAAGGTAGGCCACCAGAAGAACGTGACAATATGAATTCAGTTTGTTGAATAAGAGACGGAAACCATGAACTCTTGGTCTACTTCAACAAATTGAGAGAGAGTAAGTCCATTTGAAAATCCCTGTCCTGCATCATATCTGTCAATGTAGATTCTTGAAGTTCCGGAATCTGCATATGCAATAACAGGGTTGTTCCAGTCAACTGCGGCATCTGGTTGGTTTATGTAGAGAGCGACTGCCGACATCGAGCTTGGTCTTTCTCCTGATGCTGTACCAAGATCTATGTAGAGCCTACCTGTTCCTGTGGAAGTCACAGTCTCTACTTGAAGATATCCGCTGATTGTCACCATTCTTCCGATTCTTGTAAACTTTAACGTCCGAGACGCTACGTACAGTGAACAGCTAAGATTATTATTTTGGCTTTTAAGTGTAACTACTAGGTCCTTTTCATAATAAGCATCCAGCGTTTGCGCATCTGCGTTAGTGGGCGAATCCGAGAGTCTAACACCGTAACCGGCCGTGTCAACCTTAATGTTTCCGCTATTGACATGAAGTTTTTCTGAGGGATCATTCGTTCCTATTCCAACATAGCCCGTGCTGTATTCACATAGAAGAGCTACGTTGCTCGATCCTTGCTCTATGAGAGAAATATTTGATGTAGAGGCTGCCCTGCTGAACTTCCACAGAGGATTTGCCCCACCATTCGTCCAAGAATACCCGCATTCACCTGTCGAAGACGCTTCTACGTTGACGTAGTTGTTTGTTCCTGTGCTTCCTTTTGAACCAACGTCAAGCATGACTGCAGCTCTTGGGTTTGTTGTTCCGATTCCAACTCTTGCACCATGTGTGGAAGATCCAGATACCCAGAGAACCGTGCTGTTATCATACCCAGTAACTTGGAGGACTGGTTTTGCATTTGCGGGTGCTGTAGTGCCACCACGAATGATTGTTGCTGTCTCTCCATCAGTTCCAAAAACGTGAAGCTTAGCCGACGCCGCGCTGGTTCCGACGCCAACATTTCCTGACGTATCAATTCGCATCTTTTCAGAATCATTCACCAGAAGTGAGTACGGATGGTTAGTGGAAGTTCCACTGTAGCCGACACCTGAAAGACAGTAGCCTACGCGTTGACCTACTGTCCCATTCGTTGCCTCTATCTG